TTGATTTGTGACATTGTCATTGTATCAGATGGAAGTTTCTCCAAAACAAGTTGATTTGTCATTTTATTTTCAATCTCCTTTACTTTAGATAAAACTTCTTCCTTTTTGTTGGACATATCATCAGGATGGATTTTTGTCCACAATGTAAAATGTTTTCTTTGAATAACCTTGGGATTATCCTCAAAAAATATTTGAAGAACATTGTAACCCAAATTAAAAGCGTGGTTGGCAATCTTGGTTAGGATTGTTGATTTACCTACACCAGTTGGGGCTAATATAACCCCAATTTCACCTTTTGCCAAACCACCTTTTAAAAGTCTATCAATTCCTGGTATTCCCATTGGAATTGGGTGTCTATAATCTTCATTTAAAACATCATCCAAGTTTGAGAATACATTTAACATCCCACTTTCAACAATTCCGACTTGAAGTGCTTCACGAATCATTTCTTCAAGAGTATCGTAATTTTCAAACTCACCACCATCAATTACTTTTTGTGCTTTAGTAATTGCTTTTTGTAGTTCTTGTTGTTTACAAAATTTTAACGCTTTTTCTTGAACAAACTCTCCACCTGATACTGGTGCTTCTTTTATTTTTCTGATAGTGTCAACCACAACTTTAGCAACAGTTTCTTGTTGAAATTCAGATTTAGTTATTTGTTCTAAAGTTTCAAAAGATGGTACTCCATCCCATTTTTGACTATACTCTTTAATCATCTGAATGATGATTTTGAAGTACTTGTTATCAAAATAATTTGGTTCTATTACATCTACAATAGACCTTGAAAATTCTTTATCTACTACAATTTGATTAAGAAGTTGTATCTGAAATGAGCTCCCTAAATAATCGAAATTTTTGTTAGATGACATATGTTTGAATTGTTGTATGAATAAATATTACACTCTTGTATTAAGTCCAAGATAATCAAAAGAAAGGTCTCTTGCTGAAAATAAACTTGTTAAATCTTGTAAGATTAACTTAATTGTTTGTCTAATGTCAACTGTATATCTGACTTTAGGAGGATAGATTTTAGCATCAAATCTTCTGTGACAAAGTAATCTATCTCCGTGTTTTAAATAAATGTTAAAGTACTCTGGTCCTTCAACAAATGAAGTATTAAGTAAACTAGGATTATTGGTAATATCATATTGATTCTCCAATAAATAACTTACCGACTTCATCTTAAGTTGATAGTTAAGTCTTTCGACTAAATCATTCATATAATCAAGAAATTCCATAGAATTCCTTGTATCAGGATTATAGTCTCTTACGTTGAAAAATCTTTGTACGATAATGTTATCATTTACCATCATCAAGAATTCCAGTTTGGTTACATCATTTTGTTCTCTCATTGTTAATCATTTTTTTGTTTTAAAATTGTGTTTTTCTTTTCTTGTAAGTTTCAAAAATGGTTTTAAAAAATTTACCCAAGCATCATCACCTTTTGGAAGAAATTTAAAGAACCCATCTTCCATCATCATTTTTATCAGATTTCTATGTCCTCTACCATCAGGGTCTAATGTCTCCTTATAATAGAGTTCAACCATCTCTTTTCCTTCATCGTCAATTAATGGTTGGGACAAATCTACAATCTTTTTATTGATTTCAAAGAATTCATCACCATAAATTCCTGTTTTTGTTTTTCCAGTTAAAAGGTTTTTAATGGTATTGTTTTCTTTATCTTCTTTCAAAAGGTTTTCAGCCTTGGTTAAAATATCGTCAATTGTTACGTCTTGTTCAAGTAGTTCGGGAAAAAATTTAAATAAAGTTTTATCACCCAAATAATATATCCCATCAATATTATCTGATTTATCACCACATAATACCTTGTATGTCAAAATATTATTATGGGGAATTGAATGTTCTTTTAATTTAATCTTATCCCCATTTCTATACATTTGTTTTGCGGATGGTGAATAAATTGAAACATTTGGGGAAATAAGTTGTGTTAAATCCTTATCAGATGAGAATATTGTAATTAATTCGTCTGTTGCGATTTGACAATAATAAGCAATTAAATCATCAGCCTCATTGTTCTCAATGTTAACTTGTCTAATGAACATTTCTTCCAAATATTGTTTAACCCTTTCCTTTTGATATGAAAAAGATTCTTCTTTAAACACATTGGATTCGACTACCCTATTTTCTTTATATTGGGGGTATATAATCTTTCTTTTACTTGAATTACCTTCACCATCCCAAAAAGCAATTACTTTATCAAAATTGTATTCTTCAATAAACCTTTTGGTTGTATTTAAAAAGTGCCAAATACCCCCAATATGATTACCATTGTGGTAATATTCTTTAACCCCATGAAATCCAATCTTCATTAGGTTATTACCATCAATTAATAATGTTTTTGTCATTAATTTTTTTTAAGGGTTAACAAAATTGTTTTCTTCTTTTTTGTATTCGGATGTGATGTATTCACCCAAAAATTCTGTAAATATTGCTTCCATTACAGGAACACAAATTGAGTTACCTGCCAAAGCAACGTGATTGTTTGTTGTTAGACTTGTTGATAATAATTTATCAATATCTTCTTCTCTAACACCCATAAATCGATAACCTTCTCTACCAGTAATTGTTCTAATTCTACCATCCTCTGTCATAATCTGTGGTGAACCAGTTGTAGTTAAACAAGGTGAACAACCATCAATAGAATAGATACGTCTTGCTTGGTCGTAACTTACATCGTTTCTACGTCCCACAAGTCTACACACACTATTCTTTTTGGGTTCGTTAGGTGTAACTTCACATTCAATAAATAAGTCCTCCACAATGTCATTTTCAATGAATGGTCTCATTGGTACTCTTTGTTTTTTGTGTTTTTCAACACCATCCATAATCTTCCCAACTTCATCATTTGTCATTCCAAAAACTGACATCATAAAGACTCTCTCCCTATTTTGGGGACAACCATAGTCAGCACCATTTAAAACCCTCCAAGAACATCCATATCCCAATTCATTTAAGAATGATATATGAGCTTTAAAGTTATCTATATGATTGTGAGATACCAAGTTCTTAACATTCTCCATCAAAAGATACTTTGGTTGATTCTTTGTTAAAATTCTTTCGACTTCATATAATAAACCACTTCTCGTACCTTTTTGAATTCCTTTTTGTACTCCTGATATTGATATATCTTGACAAGGGAATGAGTAAGTCATTAGGTCACATTGGGGGAACTCATTCTCATTTACCTTAGAAATGTCCCCCAAGTTACCCAATGTTGTTGTATGTAATGAATCGTAAGTAATATTCGCGGTTTTAAGGATGTCACAATTTGCAACATTCTCAAAATCAACACCAATATATTTTAGTGCCAATTCTTGTGTCCCATAACCCGAAAATAGTGATATAACTTTTAATTTATTCATAATTTAAATTTAAATAAAAACTTTGTTAAAATCAATTAAAGTATTTTGTTACTCTTTTTGATATTATCTATAGCCCATAATGGTTGTAAATTACTAAAGTGAAATAATTTGATGAGTTCCTCCTCTGTTTTTGCCGATGATAAGGGAATGATATGGTCTATATGCCAATTTCCTTTATTATCCCAATTCATACCATCTATAAATTGTTTTTCTATATGTTCTTTCAACTCTGATGGAGTACATCCAATTATTTCAAAAGTACTATTGTTTTTGTATATTTTATGAATTTTAAGATATTTCCATAATCTACATCTAATACGATTTACAAGGTTGTAAGTAGGGTCTGTTTCTGTTCTTTCTTTTTTTCGTTCTTGTTTTCTTGTTCTATATTTTTCTCGATATTTTTTTCTTTTATCAGGATTTTTTTCATAGAATTTTTTTAATCTTTCACCCATTTCTTTTGGATTTTCATTTCTAAAAATCATTTCAGATGTTTTCAAACAGATTTTACATTCAGGTCTTACTTTATCCTTTTTAGAACTATCTTTACGAAATTCAGTAATACTTCTTTCTTCACCACATCTACAACAAATTTTTGTATTCATTTTCAATATATTCTTTTAATAGTTTATTAACTAAGGAAGAAAGATTTATATGTTTCAACTTAAAAAGATTTGGGAGTTCAGGGTCTATTGCAACTGAAATTTTTACCTTTTTTTTATTTTCTTCAATTTTCTTTCTTCCCATATTAATAAATATATCGAAATTTATAAAAGTAATAATTTTATTACTTTTTTTAATCTTCGTAAGAAATTTCATTAATGTCGGATGTACTTTCTTCCAAAGTGATTTCACCCGTACCACTCAAAATCGCATTCCAATATTGTGAAAATTCTTTCTTATATTTTTCTAATGCTTCTTTTGTATCAGAAATATAACCTTGAGGTACTGCAATAATTTTTCCATCCTTGTAAGCAATACCATTTACGTGATTTTTTAATATGGAGATTTTAGTTCTAACAGCATATGATACAGTTCTTCCATTTTTTGTTGCCGTAATATGATTTATACCATTATCGGCCTCGTTACCAAAAAGAAAGACCAAAGAAGCCGCTAACCATAGTGCTTCACCACCCTTAGCTTTAATTTTTGGTTGACCAAAAGGATTAGAGGGTAATTGAACCCAAGGTTGGTTGATTACAACCATAGTATTATAATATGGGTAATCTTCTTTCTTAGATTTCGTAATTCTAGAATGAATACCCATACCTATTTTATCTGCAAGAGCTGCGGCATTGTGCATTTTTCCACCTTTACCTTCAAATGTCATTTGACAAGGTAAAGAACCCACACTATCCCATAAAATAAGTAAATCATAGGGAAGTTCTCCTTTTTCTTGTGCATCAAGTAAGTCATTGATGTAATCTGTTGCTTGTTCCAAATAATCAAAACTATCATTAAATATAAAATTTCCATCCCAATTTCCATCTGAATCCATTTCTGCTTGCAAACCAAGTTCAACAGCGTGAGGCCAATTCCATTTCTTTTCAGTAATAATAAACACAGGTAAATGTCCTCTTTTTTGAGCATCAGCCGCGGCTAATATTAAAGCTGTAGTTTTCGAAGTATTCGTATGCCCCAAGAAAATGTTAATACCTCCCATAACAGGACCTGGTAACCCACAAGCTTCCATAAAAGCATCACCACAATTATAGAAAGTTTCTGGTTTATACTTAGTTTTAGTCGAAAACTTGGATTTGATAGAATCCAAAGTTATTTCTTTTTTCTTAATTGCCATTATATAATTTTTAAAGGAATAAATAATAAAACATAGACACTTTGTCTATATAATGTCTATGCTTTTTTTGTTTTTTTTAGAAAGGTAGGTCACCATCAGCCTCAAAGTCAACTTGAGGGTCTTCATAAGAAGAAGATTTACCACCAAAGGATACTTCACCAGCATCGGAGTTACCATAAGTGTAACCACCCTTTTCACTATCCCATTTAGGTGTTTCACCTCTTGCAATAGCTTCTAGGTATTCTACAGGTTTTTTAGAATAAACATCTGCCCAACCTAATTCATCATTCACCCAACCATCAGCAGTTGATTTATCTGTGTGAATTGGTGCGGGGTCATCATACATAATTGTTTGTATAACTGTGTACGTTGCACCTTTTGGTGTTTTGGCTTTAGTCATTTCAAGGATAATGTCTCTACCTTTTTCAGGGTCAGTTACATCACCTTTAGCACGGAAGATAGGAATTAGTTTATCTAATATACCTTCGTTTTTGTAGTTGTGTTTAAATCTCCAAAATTTTACACCATCTTGCTCGTTGTCACGGTCAATTAATTTAACGATGTAAAATTTTCGAGGTTTATATTGTTTGGCAAGTTCTTTGTCGGCATCTCTACCTGTCGCCATTAATTCTTCATACACTTCAGAAAGTGGTGAACGTTCATTATCGTTCTTTCCTGGGTCATAGAATTTCTGCCATTTACCATCAACTTGGATTTCGTGAAACCATACTTCTTTAAAAGGTGAAGTACCATCATTGGTTGGTAAAATTCTTAATCTTTTTTGTCCTTGTTTTTCATTGTCTTTTAATAGAGCTGCGAAGTATTTCTTCATTCTCTCATCTTGAGACATTTTGTTGGTGTTTGTGCTTGATTTTTGTGATTGCTCGTACTGAGCCAAAATCGCATCTAAAGGATTTGTCGCCATGTTTTTTAAATTTTTTAATTAGAAAATATTATACACAATTATAAGTGTCAGCCGTGAGTTTGTCAAATTTTAAACTAGTAAATTTTTTGAAATCCACTATTATTAAATCCATCGAAGTCTTCAGTATCTTTAAATTCTCTGAAACTTTTTTTAATTTCATTCGGAGAATAATTTTCAACCTCATCAGGAGTTAGAATATATTGTTCTTTTCCTGTCTCTTCAAATTCATCTTCCTTTTCATCAAAGAATTGACTTAACTTTTGATTAAAAGGACCTGAATCTAAACTTCTTAATTGTAATTTTTCTTCAGGTGTTTTTACTCTATATTTTTCTATTTTTGTTTCAATAGAATTTAATTTGTCAATAATACTATCCATACTTGATAATTTATTTTCTAAATCATCAAGTTGCTGAAATAGATTCTCAAAATATGTTTCTTGTTTCTTTTCAACATTTTCTTGTCCCTTAACTAAATCAGTTACCTTAATTTTCTTCTCTTTTGTCTTATCATCAACCTTTTCAACTTCAGGGTCTTGTTCAACATTAACAGGTTCAGGTGAAGGCGTAATTGGGGCTACACCACCAGGAGGTGGGGGTGCTCCACCAGGTACTTCACCAGCAGGGGGTGGAGGAGGTGCACCTAATCCAGCATCAGCGGGTGGTGGAGGCGGTGCAGCGGCTCCTGCCTCACCAGGAGGTGGTGGTGGTACATCTTGTTCAAAAATGTAATTATTAATGTCTTTGTATCGTCTTATTTCATTAAGTATTCTGATATCTACTTTCATTTTATTAACCATTTAAAAGTTGTTTTATTCCGTTAGTAGTTTCAACTTGGATTCTTTTGTGTGTTTTGAGTGTATTATCTACTCTTTCAATTAAACCATCTTTCATTCTAACAACATAACATTCACCAGTTTCTAAATCACATACTTGTTTAGAACCATCACCTAAGTCTTTTTCAGTTGTTTTGGTGTTTTTACCTAAATAATTATCTAATAATATTTTTACGCTCATAATATTTTTTATTATAAATATCTTAATTTAATTAAAAATTTATCTAATTACTGAATTATATAAATCGATAGATTTCTGTATAATAGATTCATAATTTTTCAAATCGTTGGTTCCAATATATGATTTATATACCTCTTGACCATTTGTCGCGTCAGCACTTAAAGTTATAATAGCAAACTTTGTAATATCAGTTACATTATTTTGTAATTTTAATGATGATGGATAATTTCTCCATCTTGCAAACATAAAATTTAGTTGGTCATCCAAGGTATCAAAATAAACCATTGGGTTATTTGCTGGTGTACAGAAGAATTTCTTACTTTTTGAAAAGTAACTTTCCGCAGGACCCCAATCTTGATTTAATGTAATACCCGCTAAGTTGTTAGCATAAGATTCTATTAATGTATCACCACCTGAAATTAAATAAATTCTTGCAAACATACAATATCTTATTAACACATCATCTGTTTTGGTAGAAATTTGATTAATCAAATTTTGAAGTGTTTGGAATGTTGATGATGGTTTTTCAGCAACATAAGTATTATATTTTGTTGATGCTGTACAATTCTGAGTACTTCCTACTGAATTAAGTTTAGTTGGTGTTGTAGTTCTAGTTGTTACACTATTTGTACTTGTTTCCTTCTTTTGTTTAGCATCTTTTTCTTGTTTATTCTTTTCAATTATAGTCTGAACTAAATTCTGTTTTAAAGATTGTAAGAAATTGTCAATCTTTGGTAATGCGGCAGTTGGTTGTCTTATACCACTAAATCTAGTTGAAAACATACCAGGCCTAATACTATGGTTAACTTCCAAAATCATATAAGGCCCACTAAACATTGGTACATTTCTCAAATTGAAATACATTGTGGGTTGAATCAAGGCATTACCCATCATTTCAACTTCACAACTATAACTTCTATTTTTATACAAGTTATATAATGAAATACTTTGTGATGAACCCGCTCTGTTATTACCTTGATTTGCCAACATATTTGTAGCTTCTAATGACTCGGCAGTTGCTTTTCCAGCATCTTGTCCAACATTAAAACTAATAAAAATACCTTGGTTTTGAGGACCAACATCAACATTAAAACCAACAACTTTGTTTGACTTATCCCAATCATTTTTACCTATTAGGTTTTCAACTAATGGGTTATCACTCGCTCTTCTAAGCTCAAAAGCGTCACTTCTTTTACGATAATCAACATTGTTTTTTAAATCCAATTGTTCACTTGGTTTACCACCATAAAAACAAACCATTTTTGCTGATGATTCCCTATAGTCAACATTTAAGAAAGTTCCAAACATAGTGTTCGCAAAATCCAAAGTATCTTCAACTTTTGGTTTTGGGTTTTTAACTGCGTCTTGAACTCCATAAAAATTAACATAAGATGGTAAATTCATTACCACAAAATTGTTCTCAACTAATATGTTTTGAACAAAAATTAACATTGTTGTTTTATTAGTTTCTTTCTCAATTACAGTTTGTAATCTATCTTTAAGTTTATATATGTCAACTAAAACTTTATCACCAATATTTCTGCTTGCTCTATCCAATAATAATACATCCTCAAATAATGTTTTTGTTTTAAAATCACCACCAGCAATCCATTTATCATTTAATGCTTTAAAACTTTCCCAAATTTCCAACTTTGGTTGAGGTTCACCTTGTAAAACACTTTGGTCTCTTTCTTCCGCATTGATTGTTATAGAATCTAAAGAATTTCTAACATCAATCATTGTTGAATCTATAATTTTATTTTGGAAATTATTTATTTTGTTTAAATAATTGTCCATAGCTTCATAGAAAGCCGATGAATTATTCCTATTTGAGGAACTAGGTTCAGGATTATATGTTGTTGGTGTTACCCTATCAAATGTTGTTATATATTGAGGGTCAGTTGGATTGGTTGTTGTACTACCAAATATTCCAATAATTGTTTCATTAATTAATGCTGTATAATAAATCTCCGAACCTGAAGTAGTATATACATCATTACTAAATGTAAAAGTATACGCACCTTCAAATAATAATACATTATCACTATTATAATATGTAGTTCTAAATTTAGGACCTAATTTTTCAACATTCACTGTCCCACCACTCTTTAAGAAAGCTGTTGCAACAACATCAGGTGATGGTTGTAATGGTTGTTGTGGTGGTATATAATTAGACTGAAATTGATTTAGTTTCTGAGTCGCATAAATCTTAATTATCGGAGCAAAAAGTTCTATATTTTCAGGTGTAAATGCAACATTCAAATCAATAAAGAAGTCAGTAATATATGAACCATTATTACTATATTTTAATTCAGGTATTTCTGAAAATCCGACATAAGTTTGTAGGGTAGCCCAAGCACCTGAATAAATTATTTGAGAACTACTTAATGTAGTTGTACCATTTAATTTAGGTAGAGCGTTTGGTGTTGAATTTGTATATGTATCCCATTCATATGGGTCTGTAAATGGTAATGTTGAAAACGTATTAAATAATTTTCTATCAAAAGCAGAAGGATTTCCATATTTAAATGTTACATCATAATTTAAAAAATCAGATAGGACTGATTTGATTGTACTAAATTGAGACGATTGAACTTTTTTAACATATTCATAACCTGTATTACCTGTAATTTTTGGTACAGATAATAATGTTCTCATTAATTGTTGGAAATTTCTATTTCTCTTATCAATTATAGTATCCCCTACTTCCTTTAAAGATTTAGTAATATCATTAACTGCTGATGTAATTTCTGTACTTGTATCTTGACCACTTGAAGATTTTGTAGTGGTTGTAGTTGTTGATGTTTGACTTGTTGTAAGAGTTAAATTAGATGAAGAATCATCTTCGTAATCATATATTGATTTTGAGAATTTCAAAAATTCTTTTTCAAAACCATCTAACACACTTTTTTCAAATACTGAAAATATTTCATCAATCTTAGAATATTCATCACCAAAACCAGTTAAAGTGAATATATCTTGATATGTGTCAGCGGTTAAAACTCTTTTAAGATATTCATTAGGTTTAACTTTCGTGATTCTAGTGTTATCAAAATAACCATAGTTTGGTGCTGTCCAAAATAATCTTACAGCTCCATTATGTACTGATGTATTACCAGTTACCTCTTGAGTTAATTTGTTGTTATTATCAAAACATTCATTTTTGGTCTGATTAAACAAACTACCACTTGATGGTAAAACATACATAAAGTTTTTGTTGTTTGTATCAACAGATAAACTCCAAGGTATAATTCTTAAATCTCTCAAAGGATTATTTGGGTCAACACCTTCAGGTTCATTGATAATTGCATTACTCACATAATACATTGATAAACCTGAAAAATCTAAAGCACTTTGTATATTTGAACTTGTATAACCAACACTTGTTGCATTAGTAACAGAAAATAATGCAGTAGAACCAGTTTGTGTCGGAGTTATTTCATAAGTCCCAACACCACCTGGTGTTCCCCCAATTTGAGAAATTATTGTTGTATTTGGAAGTAAATTAATTCCAGCTAAAATGTAGCCTGGTTGTAATGTATTTGAATTAACTTGTGTTATAGTTAATGTTGTTCCAGTTACACTACAAGTCCCATTAACTTGAGAATTAGACTGAATTATTTCATAACCATTCAAGAAAACATTAAAGTCATTAATTAGTTTTGGATAAAATCCAACATTAATTAATGAAGAAGTTTCAAGTCCAATTACGTTATTATCTTCCAAAACTAAATCTATTGGTGAACCATTGATAGTTAAATTATATGTTTTAGTTGCTGCAGATGTAATGGGGTCATAGTTTGGAACACTATCAAAACTTTTCCAACATTCATCTAAAATATCCACGTTTTCTTCAACATATTTTTTATATCGATACCAAACAGAACCCATTTTAAGAATCCAAACATATGGAACTTTATGTATTGCACCAAATTTTTTCAATGTTGCAAATATATAATCCATAAAAATGGTCTTATCATTTTCATATTTTGTATATTTTTCTTTAAGTGTTATTAATGGTAAACTATTCAACAACAAATAGGCTGAAGCTACATATGGATGTTTGTCATAATTTCTAAAATTTTTCTGCCCAATTTGAATTGAATTAACAAAATATGGTGTATTCAGTATTGATGTTGTTTGTTCAAAACTAACAGACCCACTATAATTGTTATATCTAATTCTACCTTCAGTTATAATTTGTTTATCAGATGGTCTTTGATAAAAATCTATTAATTGACTATTTGTAACTTGTGAGTTTTGAGCATTATTTGGAATTGGATTTGGTTCAGTTCCATTTTCTTGTACAAATACTGTAAATGGTCTGGCAAAAGTATTAGTTGCTGTAGGTAAAAAATTAGCAATAATTTTATTTGTTTGATTGTATTTAAGTACTTCGGGTGTTTTAAACGCAGATTCTGGTGTATCAATTGTTGATGATTGTGCTAAATACGTTTTAACCCAATTTTTATTTGTAAATGGGAATGTATCTGTAAAATCAAATTTAGAATTTGTAGATGAACTTATGAAATCTTGTATTTTAGTTTCATCAGTTAATGTAATTGCAGGTTGAGTAAATTTCTCATTTAATATTCTTGAATCCAAGAATTCAAAACTTGCATTATTAATAGTATTTTTAATATATTTTGTATTAAAAATACCTCTTATATAATTTTGCCAACTTTCACCCCTACCATTATTTGAGAATTGTCTCAATAATTGTAAAAAGTTACCAGAACTTATTAAATAATTTTTAAGTTTATCTTTGATAAATGGTGCTCCATCACTAAGACCATTTTTAATATTAATTTTTTCACATTCAGAAATTATTTTAACAATTGGGTCTGTAAAACTAGGTGCATCAGAAACTCTTGACAACTTAGAATAGTTAGACAAATACAACATTCTCTCATAAATTTCAAAAAAGAATTTAACTTCTTCCTTGTTTGAGAATACATAATTACCAATCGGAAATTCAATTGCGTTAAGACTTACTCTTTTTACTTCAGTAACCTCATTACTATTTTTATTTTCTGCAGGTGGACTCTTTCTTTCCGTAAACCCCTTGATAAATTCTTCAACAAATTCAATCTCAGGCCATACATCCAACAAATACCCTTTGGTTTTAGATATTACCGAAGAATCACCAGGATAACGTAATTCATACTTTTCGTGTCCATTCTCCCCTGTTGTTTCTTCAATATATTGAGGCCAAGGATAAATTGGTGTATTTTGAATATCCCCATTATTAAATGTTTCTTGAGAAGCACCTGCCGTTTGTGTATTAAGTACTATTTGTTTTCTAATTGGGTTATCACTTAAATCCCAAGCTTTGGTATGAACATCATCCATCATTCTTAAGAATGCCTCACCACTTGCAAATACAACAGCTAAAACATTCCTCATATTAGGAACAAATCCAATACCATCACTTTTATTTTCTAATAAATTAGTTAAGGCTAATGTTAGTTCTTGTTCAATTTGTTCTCTGATAACTTTAAGGTCTCTACCCATTTTTTCAGTTAAATCGATAAATGTATTAGGACCTTCAAAGATATAAAAATTAGTTATAGGTAATTTAGTTCCATTTTTTAATGTTGCTTCACTTGTATTAACAATAAACGCTTGTGCCAATTCTTTTTCAAATTGAGCCAGCTGGTCACTATTTGGTTCAGAACCTTTCCTTTGAATATAAGTTTGTTTTGTATTAATATTTGTATAATTAACACTAACATTGAATACATTCGTTGTTATTGGATTTGAAACCGATACATTAAATGTTTTACCATCAATTTTATAGTTACCCTTTTCCCCAACAACTGGATTACTATTTAATTTTTTATTAAATTCTTGAACAATTCCATCTAATTCAGAAACTGCTGCTTGTCTTAAATCAGGGGTGTTTATTTCTTTTTTAAAAGTATAAACTTTAGTTTCAGTATTATTATTAAGGACAAAAAAGTTATTTTTATCCAAGTACTTATTAAACCAAGATATTCTTCCCGCTGTATAATAATATATTGCTCCTTGATATTCTTTTAGATTTTTTTGATAGTCATCACAACCTGAAATAGGTTCTAAATTTTGTTTAGTAAATGTGTCTAATTTATCTTTTATGAAAGTATCCAATCTTTCTTTAAGTTGTACCAAAGTTAATTCAGGTAAATCATCAGGAATTAAACCTTTTGATTTATATTCACTATATAATTCTTTAATCTTTTGGTATCCTCGTTCAGTTATTGATTCATTTACTTTTACTAAAGTTGTAGGACCTCCACTACTAGATTGTGTTGAGATTCTTGTTTTATACATATGAGGTGCAGCTATAAGTGCCGCCATACTCAACTCACTTAGTATTGTGTACTTGTATGTATAGAACATCAAATCAATTTTGAAGTTACCTGACTCAGGTTGAAATCTTGCATTGAATTTCTGTAACATTAATCCCAATCTTACAGCTTTACCATAATAACCCTTTATAGTTAAATAAAATAATGGGTATGGTAAATTAAAAAACGCAGCATAAGGTGAATTATCTCCAGATTCAAACAAAGCCCTACCTTTTATGTCAACCAATTCAATTGATATTGTTGGCATAAACGCAGTTGTTTGTCTAATATTAATTGATGTTATACCCAATAATCCATTATCAACTGAACCAGGTTTTCCTCCTGATTGGATTGTTTGACGTATATAAAAATCGTTATCTTTATTTGGGTTTTTAATTGATGTTTGTTTTGGTTGATTAACACCATCACCTGTTACAGTTCCTTTACCTGTAATTTCATCAGTCCAAGAAGTGTCCAAGAACGTCTTACCTCCAGGTTTCAAAAAATTAATTTTAGCAACTGATATTGTTTCAATTGCGTCATTTGGGGCAACACCTATTGCCAATTTAGTTCTTGGTAATACATCACATTCCAAATTGGCATACATCACGAGATTTTCGTGTTGTACCAATCTTTGTTTAGATTTACCATTTTCATCTATAATTTTGTTTGGGTCAATTATAATAATGTTATTATAATCGAATTCCACCAAAATGTTTTCTTGTTTATCTACCATAATAGAAAAGATACTCGTCCAATTGATTTTTATAGTCTTGTAATGAAGCTACTAAAGGATATGGAATTGTCAATATAGAACCATCAGGAATGCTCCATTCATTACCACTGAATTGTGGATTTGCTTGCATAATTAACCATCCAAATAAAGGAGAACCATAATATTGTTGAGATACCTTATCCATCCTTGACATACCAATCTTATAGATATATTTTTTATCCGTACTTTTAGATGGAAGAGTTATATAGGGTACAATTGTTTGTTCCCCATTAATAACAAAATCCTTATATCTATTGTAGTTTTGTCTTGCCATAATTAATTAAACGTTATTTTATTGTCAAAATTTGTTTTATCGGCATCACTACCATTTTGACCATTATATAAATTCAAAATTTTACTTTCTTGTGAAGTTAAATCACCGACTGTAGTATATTCAAATTTTCTAGGTTTTCCAGGTACATACATTTTTTTATTTATCCCATCAACCAAATCTTTGAATAATTTATCTTTTCTCAAAGTCTTAAACATATTTTCTTCTTTACTTAATTCAAGTGAATAGTCTCTATCTAAGTC